AGCATTTCCTTTTGATCAAATTACTAGTAAACCAGGTGCTGCAATAAATAAATTGCAAACTGCATTGAACAAGGTTATTGCAAAATTAAACCAAAAAGTTGCAGAAGCAATATCAAAATCTAACATATTACCTAAAAATATTTCTTGTAGTGATCCTAGAATCAATGAACTTAAAAAAATTTTAGAACAAATACAAAGATATATTGCACAAATTCAAAATATTTTAAGAATTTTAAATATTGTTATTCCTATATTAACGGTAGCTGCACAAATTGCATCGATATTAATTAATGCACAATTGGCAAATCCAGTACCTTCGCCGCCGGCGGTGGGGCAAGGAATTGCTGTACAAAATGAATTGGTTGCAAATATTGCTAAAGCTTTAACCCAAGCATCTGTTATTTTAGGTATCGTTAATGGTGCAGTTGCTGTAGCTTCAACGTTGATTGCTGCTGTAATTAATAAATTGTCTTCAATTTGCAATTCAGAAACATTTGAAGTTAATCAAACAACACAAAATGCAATTGATCCTGCTACTATAGAATCTGAATTTTATCAATTGATAAATGTATCACAAGAAGATATTGATTTGCGAAAAGATTTAATTGTGCAGCTGCAACAAGATCAACGTTCTTTACTAGATTTATTGGAAGCACCAAGCAATGTTATTGTTGGAGCTGGCAATCAACAACCAGAATCAGATCAAGGTAAACAAGGCGATTATTTCATAAATCAAAATACAAGAACAATATACGGTCCAAAAATTTCTGATACAGAATGGGCTCAGGGCATAAATTATTAAACCTAATATTTATATAAAAGTAATCATATGGATACAAAAACATTAGTAAAAGCACTTAAAGTTGCCGTACGTGAAGTTATAAAAGAAGAATTAACTGAGATTCTACGAGACGGATTGCAGGATACGATTGTAGAAATGGCAGATCTTAAAAGCGTAGCACATGTTCCTACGCAGCGTCAAACTGTAACCGAATCAACAAAAAAATCAAAAGTACAATTTAATGATAATAAATGGGCTTCTGTATTAAATCAAACGGATAGTTTAGTTGAACAAGAACCATTAGCAATGAATAGTTTTCGAGATTTAATGAATGAAGGTATGGAAGAAATTAAAATGAATTCGCAAAATGCAGTAAATTTTGGAACAATGCGACAAAATATGCGCGAGGCAATGGGTGTTGCACCTACAGCACCAAAGATAATGGAAGATCCTGAGACCGGTAAAACATTTGAAGTTCCACAAGAAATCCAACAAGCATTGACTCGAGATTATTCGGCATTAATGAAAGCAATTAACAAGAAGAAAGGTATGTAATGGGATATCAAGTTGTCACTGCTGCTGATGTTATTCGAACAACTAACGTAGCTACCCTGGGCATTTCATTAGGCGCAAATGGCAACGTTGTATTCGATTCAACATATACTAGTATTGAACAAGAATTTGCTAAATTAAAAACATTGTTGTTGACTCGAAAGGGCGAACGCGTAATGTTACCAACATTTGGCACAGATTTATTAAAAATTATATTTCAACCAAATACATCCGAAATAAAACAAGATATTGTTGAATATATAACAGACCCAATTAATCAATGGTTACCTGATATTGAATTAATGAACATCGATGTACAAACAACAGATGATGATCCTAATTTAATTCACGATGTTATCGTTACAATAACATTTAGGCCAGTTTATAGTGCTGAAGAAAAAACATTAACGTTGGGTGTTAATCAAACTGGAACATTGACAGTTACCCCTTAAGGAAAAACATGGAAACAAAAAAAGATATTTCATATTTAGGTAAAGATTTTAATCAATTTAGAAAAAATCTAATTGATTTTGCACAACAGTATTTTCCTACAACATATACTGATTTTAATCAATCAGCCCCTGGTTCTTTGTTTTTAGAAATGTCAGCATATGTAGGCGATGTTTTATCATATTACATGGATGTTAATTTGCGAGAATCATTATTAGATCAAGCATCTGAACGAACTAATATATTTGATATTGCAAAGAATCTAGGATATCAGCCAAAAAATGTTATTCCAGCATACGTTGCATTGGATGTATATCAATTACTTCCTGCTATCGGTACTGGCGTAAATGTACGTCCAGATTTTGATTATGCATTATCAATCAACCCCGGATTGCGCGTTCAACAAAGTAATGGTGCATCTATTTTTAGAACAATGGATTCAATTGATTTTTCTTTTTCATCATCATTTGATACAACTGAAATAACAATATATGAATCTGATCCAACTACTAAATTGCCAACTTATTATTTGTTGAAAAAACAAGTAATGGCAGTATCTGGTGATGTAAAAACTACATCATTTACATTTACTAATCCTGTTGCATATGACAAAATAGTTTTGCCAGAATCAAATATAATTGAAATTATTTCTGTTACAGAATCTGATGGAGATAATTGGTATGAAGTTCCATACTTAGCACAAGATACTATTTTTGAAGAAGTTCCAAATTTGGCAGAAAATGATCCGGAATTATCACAATATCGATCGGGCTCTCCTAGTTTATTAAAATTACGTAAAACTGCAAAACGATTTGTTACGCGTTTACGTAGCGATAATCGTTTAGAAATGCAATTTGGTTCTGGAATTTCTGATAACAATGATCAAGAAATTATTCCAAATCCAACTAATGTAGGAAACGGGTTGGCAGCGTTGCGCCGAAATGTAGATGTAAATATTGATCCGTCAAATTTTCTATATACTAAAACATATGGACAATCTCCATCAAATACTACACTAACTGTTACATATACAGTTGGTAATGGTATTGCTGACAATGTGCCCGCGGGCGTATTAACTAATATAGTATCTATACAGTTTACAGACGATATTAATTCTAGTACTAATGTAGGAACAACTACATTTATTAAATCTACGGTAGCAGTCACAAATGTTAATCCAGCAACTGGTGCAAAAACTGCAGATACCTTAGAAGATATTAAAAATAATGCATTAGGAAATTTTGCTACACAGAATCGTTTAGTAACGCGAGATGATTATATTATTCGTGCTTATTCGATGCCAGCAAAATTTGGTAGTGTTGCAAAAGCGTATATCGTTCCTGATGATCAACTTTCACAACAAGAATTTCAACAAACTAGAATTGCAAATCCATTAGCAATGAATTTGTATATTTTAGGATTCAATCAAAACAAACAACTTACTGCACTTAATCAAGCAGTTAAAGAAAATTTAAAAAATTATTTAAATCATTATCGTATATTAACTGATGCAATAAACATTAAAGATGCATTTATAATTAATATCGGTGTACAATTTGAAATAACAGTATTATCTAATTACAATAGCAATGAAGTTTTATTAAAATGTATTGATGCACTTAAAAATCATTTTAATATCGATCGATGGCAAATCAATCAACCAGTTATGAAATCTGATGCTACAAATTTATTAGGAAATGTTAAAGGAGTACAGTCTGTAGTAAATGTAACGTTTAATAATTTATATGATACTGCATTGAATTATTCAGGTAATGTATATGATTTAGCTTCGGCTACAAAAAATGGAGTTATTTATCCTTCGTTAGATCCTAGTATCTTTGAAGTTAAGTTTCCTGATAAAGATATAAAAGGACGGGTAATTAATTACTAATTCCATATTTATACAAAAAAAGGATCATTTATCATGGGCAAATTGTCAACGAACCGTGCGCAAATCGTTGCTGGAGGTTTGATATCAGCAAGTTTCGTATCAGATTTATATGATATATTTACTGGTGCAGTCACTGAATCAGTACAATTAACCGGGTCAATGAAAATTACCGGGTCAATGATTGTTACCCAGGGCGTAACAGCATCACTACAAGGGACTTCAAGTTGGTCAAATCGCGCAATCACTGCTTCATATGTAAGTTTAGTTGCGGGGCCAAATATCATTATAAATACAAATGGAACTAATTATGAAATAACCGGAAGTCCATTTACGTATTATGTAGATTCGGCATCATTCGATACAAGAATTACTGCAAATAGTTCTAGTATTGCTTTATTGAGCGGAAGCTTTTTAAATAATTCAGCATCATTTGCATCTAGAATTACTACAAATAGTGCAAGTATTGCTGCAAATCAAACATCATATTTATTAAATTCTGCATCATTTTCATCAAGCATTGTTACGAATCAAAACAATTATTTAATTGATTCAGCATCATTTGCGTCTAGAATCATTATTAATAGTTCTAGTGTTGCCACTTTAAGTAGTAGTTTCTTAAATGTTTCTGCATCTGATTCTACGAGAATCGCCGCATTAGAATCTTTTAGTTCTAGTTTAGATTTATCATATGCAAGTGAAGCGCAATTTACATCATTTACCGCATCATATCAAAATGATTCGGCATCATTTGCTAGTAGGTCTACAGCATTACAAATATTTAGTAGTTCAGTTGCAACAACTGGATCTAATACATTTAATGGACAACAAAACATTTCTGGAAATGTAACAATTAATCCTACATATAAAGTTTCATCTAATACAATTGAAGAAACTACAAACAATGCGGGAATTTCTTATAATGCTGGGACAAATGGACATAAATTTAATGGCAATGTACATGTTACTGGGTCTGTTAATATTTCAGGTAGTCAAACCATTAATGGAAATTTAACAGTTACTAGTAGTTTA